TCAGCTCCCCGGCTGGTCAGCAGGCGCCCGGAACGCGAAGCGCGCCACGATCCGGCGCGCCCAGGGTTCGGACAGGGTGGACTCGACGACGCCGTGGCCGTCATAGGCGTGGATGAAGCGCGGCACCGGGCCCGCATCGCTTTGCAGCCCGAGGTGCTTGGCCACGGCCCCCTCCCGCATGCGGAAGAGTATCACGTCGCCCGTCTTTGCTGACTCCAGCGGCCGCGCCTCCAGATGCCGCAGCGCCGCGCGCCACAGCACCTCGTCCCGCGCGGGCTCCGACCAGTCGGCGCTATAGGCTGGCACGGCCTCCGCCTCGTCACCGTAAAGCGCGCGCCAAACGCCGCGGATCAGCCCGAGGCAATCGCAGCCCGCCCCGAGCACGCTCGCCTGGTGCCGATAGGGCGTCCCGAGCCAGAGGCGCGCGATCTCCACCGGATCAGCCATCACGCCGCCCGCCGTCATTGGCCTCGCCCGAGCGCGGCACGGCGGCCAGCCAGTCCTCGCCGGGGATATGCGGAAAGCCCCGGAAGTTGAGAAAATTGTCGAACTTTCCCCGACAGGTCGCCTCCTTCCGGTCACAGCCCGCCGTCAGTCTCACCCGGTCCCCCGGGGCGAGATCGGCCCGGAGCGCCTGCCACAGGCCCAGATGCCGCAGCCCGCCCCGCGCGCCATCCTCGCGCACCATCTCCGACAGACCCGCCGCAGCGCCGCTCAGCACCTCGAGCCGCCCGTGCCGGAACCAGCCCGGCGGCCTGCCCATGTTCTCCACGCTGACCACCGCGCCCTCGACCTTCGCCACGTCGGCCTCAACCCGGAACCCCGGCGCGGTGAGGTCGACCTTGCAGGCCCCGTCCCCCAGCACCGCATCGCACACCGGCTGATATTCCCGTCCCACCGGCTGGTTCAGCGCCTCGGCCAGGCCCCTGAGTTCCGCATGGAACGCCCCGCCTCCCCGCACGATCTCACCCAGCGTGCCGCGAAAGCGCAGCTCCCGCACGCCGGGCCGCGCCCAGTTCACCAGCCAGGACCGCACCTCCGCGCCGTCATATCGACCGGCGGCGATGTCGGCCTCCGTCACCGCCGCATCGGACAGGATGCCCAGCGCCTCGGTATTGTCCACCGAGAGCCCGGTGGACTGGCTCAGGCTCCGCGCCGTCATCCCCGTATCGGCCCGGAACACCACGCCCTCGAAGGTCAGATCGCGGTCATGATCGGTGAAGCCCAGCCACACGCCATCCGCCCGGTCGATCCGCCAGCACCGGCAGACCGTGGTGCAGCCCGTCGCCAGATGCGCCGCCAGCGCCCCGGTCATGTCCGCACCTCGATCACGGGCAGATCGGGCGCCTCCCCGGCGCGGAAACTCTCCACCGAGGTGGCGATCCGGTCGGTGTCGAACCGCACCGGCACGTCGAACTCGAACCCCGCCGTCACCCGCACGCCCGCATCGGGGGGATGCACGAACGTGATCGCGCCGGTAGTGGTATCCAGCGCGTAATGCTCCCCCGGCAGGCGCAAGAGGCCGTCCAGCGCCACGATCACCGTGCCCGCCACGGGCTTTGCGATGGGCCGGTCATAGGCCCCCTCGCCCTGCCCGTAGCGTTTCACGAGCTGGAACACCCGGCGTTCTTCGTCGCCCTCGCCAAGGAACTGGTCCACGACCGTCAGCTCCCCCGAAGGCCGGCAGGATTTGAAATCCCCCCAGTCCTTCCAGCGGAACCCGTGGAGCTGCCCCCGCCGCGCCTCGAAGAACGCGACGACATCCTCCAGATCGTCGAGCGACCGCAGCCCCAGCCCCGCGTCATAGCGCCGCCGCGAATGGGCCCAGGGGCTGTTGCGCTCCTCCGCGCCATTGGCGAGCGTGACAATTTCCGTCCGCCGCTCCGGGCCGCCACGGGCGCCAAAGGACAGGGCCGCGGGAAAGCGGACCTCGTGAAACGACATCGCGCGCCCCCCCTCAGCGGTTGCGCTGGCCGCGGGCGATGGCCCGGCCAAGCTGCGCCGCGATCTGCCCGCGGCTCTTCTCGAACCCCCGCGCATCGGGGGTCGTCACATGCATCGTCACCTGGACCGGCTGTCCGCCACCCCCCGAGGCGACACCCAGCCGCCCGTCGGCGCCGCGCGCCAGCGGCAGGATCGCCTCCGGTCCCGCCTCGCCCATGAGCCCGGTGCCGCCCCTCATCGGAAAGGCCGTGGCCCGGCTCACGACGCCGCCCTGCGAGAAGGGCATCACCCTGCCCCCGGCAAAGCTGCCGCCCTGAGCAAAAGGCATCAGCGAGGACACCACCGACTGCATCCCTTGGGTCAGCAGCCCGCCCATGTGGTCGGCCACCGGCGTGATCGCCGCGGAATAGGCGGTGTCCGCCATGGTCCGCGCCAGGCCCTTGAGCGCGTCCTTCAAGGTCGCCCCGTCGAACACCAGATCGTCGAACGCGCGCTTGAGCCCCCCGGAAAAGCCCCGTTCCACCCGGCCAAGGTCCCGCGCCACGCCCTGCAAGGACCCCTGCGCGCGGCCAAGTTCCTGAGAAAACACCTCCGTCAGCCGCCCCGTCGCGCCCAGCGCGCGGCCCAGCGCCTCCACGTCGTCCTCGAACGCCTCGATCTCGCTCATCGTGCTTGCTCCCCTGCTCTGTCCGGATAGCGCGCGGCCAATTCCTCAAGCCGCGCGCGCATCATCGGCGCGGGGCCGCCGGTCTCTGCCCCCAGCATCAGCGCGAGCTCCACCGGCGTCAGCGCCCAGAACTCCGCGGGCCGAAGCCCGAGCCCCCTCAGCCCCGCGTGCATCAGCCCCGCCCAGTCGAGCCGCGCCATGGCTCAGCCCTCCGGCAGCGCGAAGGCCCGCGCCAGCGCCTGTCCCGCCGCCTGCGCCGCTGCCACCGGCCCGCCTGCGATCTCGGCGGCCAGCAGATCCGCAGCCGTCACCCGCCAGCCGCCACCGCGCAGCCCCGCCACGATCAGCGCCATGACGTCCCGCGTGGAGAACCGCCCGGCCTCGAACCGCTCCACCAGGTCCACCAGCGTATCCGCCTTCAGCGCCGCCTCGAGCTCCGCCAGCGCGCCCAGCGTCAGCTTGAGCACCCGCGGCTCGCCGTCGACGACCAGCGTCACCTCTCCGGCCCAGGGGTTCACTGCGTATCCGGCGAAAAGCTCAGCGTGCCTGCAGAGGCCAGCGCCATCTCGAAGGTGGCCTCTCCGTCATAGGTGCCTGCATATTCGATCGAGGTGATCAGGAAGGGGCCTTCCACCACGCCGAAATCCGGGATCACCACCTGGAAGGCCGGCGTCTCCCCGTCCCAGAAGATCTGCCGCACCCGCTCATCCGTGGCCGCGTCCTTGAACACGCCCGAGCCCGAGATCGTGGCAGATTTCACCCCCGCGCCGGTCAGCAACTCGCGCCAGCCCCCCGACTCGAGCGAGGTGACATCCAGCGTCTGCGCGTTGAAGGCGAGACGGCTGGCGCGCAGGCCCGCCGCGGTCTCGAAATTGCCGGTGCCGGTCATGTCGACCTTCACCAAGAGGTCCTTGCCGTTCTGGGCCACCATGGCGTCGTCTCCCGAATGGAATGGTCAGTCGTCCTCGATCCGCGCGGCAAAGCGCAGATCGATCCGGCGCAAGGCGGCGCCATCGGTGCGCCGCGCGCGCACCCTCTCCAGCCGCAGCGCCACCAGATGGCCCCGCGACAGCGCAAGGTCCGCGCCGTCGAGCGCATCCGACACCGCCACCGCCGCCCGTTTCGCCCCGGCAAAGTCGGGCTGGCCCGACACCACCGACACGGTGAACCGGTGCAGCGCGCCCCGCCCCGTCACGTCGCCGCGCCCCAGCACCTCCTCGGGGCCAAGCGCCACATAAAGATCGGGCGCGGGCCCCGGCGGCAGGGCGTCATGCACCGCAGCCCCCACCTCCGCCGCCAGCGCCGGATCGGCCAGCAGCGCGGCATACACCGCCTCCTGCAGGGCGGCGCCACAGCCATAGCTCATCGCACCCGCTCCTCTTCGGCGTGAATCTCCAGGTAAAGCGCCCCCGCCCGGCTCTCGCCCACGGCATGGACGGCATAGACCCTGTCGCCGTCGCGCAGCCGCTGACCCGGGACCGGCCGCGACAGAGTCCCCTCCGCCGCAGCACGCACCGTGATCCTCAGCCCCAGCCGGGACTGCGCCACCACAGGCCCCGCCACCGCCCGCCCCGCGCGGGCCTCCACCGCAGCCCAGAGCGTGCCCAGCGGCACCCAGGTCTCGGCATAGCCCCCTGCCCCGTCCGGCACACGTCGCCGGTCCTCCAGCGTCAGCCGCCGTGAAAGACGCGGCGCGCTCACGGCGCACCCCCGAAGCCCGCGCGCACGATCCGGTGCCGCTCCACGAGCGCGTTCACGCTGTAGGGCAAGGCACCGCCCGCCAGCCCCGCCTCATGGCGGTACTCGTAGTAATGCGCCGCCAGCAGCATCACCGCATGGGCGAGATCCGCGGGCAGATCGCTCCATTCGGGGCCAAAGCCCGCCAGAAACGTCACCTGCGCCAGCCCGCCCGGCGGAATCCCCGGCAGACTGCGGCCCCCGGCCCCCGTCAGCCGAGGCCGATGACCATCGGGATGCAGCTGCACGTCGCTCACCCCCCCGCTGCGGTCGGTGCCCGCACGGTCCATGAGCGCGAACTCCTCCACCACGCTCACCGGCGCCACGGGCAGGCCCAGCACGGCGCCATCGCGCCAGCAGGTCAGGCTCCAGGAGAAACTGCGCTCCAGCAGGATCTTGCCCGTGCGCGCCTCGATCGCCGCCATCGCCGCGCGCAGGTAGCTTTCCAGCACCGCGTCCTGCAGCCCGTCCTCGCCGAAGCCCGTGCCCAGCCGCAGATGGTCCCGGAACTCCGCAACCGGCAGCGCCTCGCGCGGCACGGTGGTCTCTTCGATCAGCATCATGACTGCGTCCTCGTCATCCTGTCCCGGTCCTGCCTCCGCCCGGACCGGACGCACCTTCCCCTGCCGCTCGAACGGAACGGAAAGCAGCGTGCAGCAAGGGGTCGAATGGTGCGCCCGGCCGGGTCCGCCCCCCTGTCAGGCAAGGGGGCCGGATCTCTGCACGGCCGGTCAGGCCGAGAAGTCGAGCAGCTTGATCGCCTGGAAGTCCGACACGCCGCCGCCCACGCGCTTCGTGGCGTAAAACAGCACATGCGGCTTGGCCGAGAACGGATCGCGCAGAATCCGCAGGTCGGGCCGTTCCGCGATTGTATAGCCCTGGGCAAAATCGCCAAAGGCCACCGCCTTGGCGCCGGGCGCGATGTCGGGCATGTCCTCGGCGATCAGCACGGCATGACCCAGCAGACGCGAGGGCTCGCCCTCGGCATAGCTGTCCGACCACAGGAACCGGCCCTCGCCGTCCTTGATCTTGCGGATGGCGCTCGCCGTGCGCGAGTTCATCACGAAATGCGCATTGGCCCGGTATTCCGCCGGCAGCGCATAGACGAGGTCGATCAGCGCGGAGGCCGGGGCCGAAGGGTGGAAGCCTCCGTCCGAGCCGGTCTTGACGGTCCCGAGCGCGTCCCAGGTCCAGACGGCATTGTCGACCGTCGGATAGTCGAGGATGCCCCGCGGCTTGTCCGCGCCGTCCCCGTTGATGAAGGCCTCCGCCTCCGCCCGCGCGAACTTCGCCGCGATCCGCCCCGCCAGCCAGCCCTCGATGTCGAAGGCGCTGTCGTCGAGCAGACGCTGGCTCGCCTTCGGCATGGCGCTCAACTCGAACAGCGGAATGGAGATCCGGTCGATCAGCGGCGTGCCGCTCTCGGTCACCGCACCCGTCTCCGTGGCCCAGGCCGCCCCCGCCTCGGAATGGTCGATCAGCACGTCATAGGCAGTGGCGTTGACCTGCACGACCTGCGCCACCTTCCGCAGGCTCGCGGTGGCCAGCAGGGTGGAGCGCACCGCCGCCGCCGTCTCCGGATCGACGAGATAGCCGCCGTCGGAATTGACCTGCATCGACAGCGCCTTGCCCTCGAGGACGAGGCCGCGCAGGCCGTCGTCATCGCCCGAGCGCACATAGGCCTCGAAGGCCTGCCCGTGGGGCGTCCCGGTCTCGGCCGCCGCCGCCAGGGCGGGGCGCTGGATCATCTTCGCGGAAAGCTTGCTCATGCGCGTGTCCTGCTCTTGAAGCTTGAGGTGAATGTCGGTCGAAAACGTCTTGAAATCCTGAGCGAACCCCGCCATCGCGGCCTTCAGCTCCTCCGCCGGAGAGCGGCCCGTGTCCGCCCCGGTTCCGGTCATGTCCTGCATCTCATGTCCTTTCGCTTGAGGCTCACGCCCCGGTCAGCGCCCCGCGGGCGTCCTCGAAGGCCGCCGCCAGCTCGCGCATCAGCGCGCCCTCGTCCCGCTCCGCCTTGCGGCCCACCCGGGCCTCTGGCAGCATCGGAAAGGTCACCAGCGACACCTCCCAAAGCTCCAGCTCCGACAGGAGCCGCCCGCCCTTGCCGCCGCCTTGCGCCTTCTTCGTGCGGTAGCCGATGGAGAGCCCGTCGATCGCCCCCGCCTCGATCAGCGCCGCCGCCTCCCGCGCGCGCGCCACCTCCGGCAGAAGCCGCCCCTTGACCCAGAGGCCGCGCCCGTCCTCCCGCACCTCGTCCCAGACGCCGATGGGCTGGGCCGGGTCGTGCTGCCAGAGCATCTTGACCTTGCCGCCCTGCGCCGCGAGCGCCCTGAGCGAGGCGCCGTAAGCCCCCGCCAGCACCGTATCCCCGCCCTGGTCAGGAAGGCCGAAGAGCGAAGCATAGCCCTCGATCACATGGCCCTCACGCAGCGCGATCTCCCCGCCGATCCGGGCGAACTTGTGTTCCAGATCCATCGCTTGTCCCCTCCTGCTCACCCGACCAGCGCGGCCAGCGCGGTAAGCGCCAGCAGCGCCCCCGCCGCATAGCCCGCCAGCCACAGCGTCTTTTCGAGCCGCGCCACCATGGCCTCGATCCGCGTGAGCCGCAGATCGACCTGCGCGAACCAGAAATCATGCCCCGGCCCCCGCGCGCGCAGCGCGCCCGGCTCCACCACCCGCTCTGTCATCCGTCCCCCCCCACCGGCAGGCCCAGAAGGCGCCGCTTCTCGTCATCGCTCAGGAAATCCGCCTGCCCGATGCGCCGCCACTGCGCCTCCCGCTCCGCCGACAGCGCCGGGATCTGGTCGAGGTCCGGCGACAGCTTCACCGCCTCGCCCGAGTGATCCGAAAGCCAGGCCCCAAGCGCCGCCGTCACTTTCTGCAGCACCGGCAGCACCGTGAGCCGGTAGAAGGCGCGATTTGCCTCCTGGTAATTGGCGTAGGTCGCATCGCCCGGGATCCCCAGCAGCATCGGCGGGATGCCGAAGGCCATGGCGATCTCCCGCGCCGCGGCGTCCTTCGTTTTCTGGAACTCCATGTCCGAGGGCGAGAATCCCATCGGCTTCCAGTCGAGCCCGCCCTCCAGCAACATCGGCCGGCCCGCGTTGCGCGCGCCCTGGTGCTGGCTCTCCATCTCGTCGCGCAGCCGGTCGAACTGCTCGGGCGCCAGATGCCCGTAGCCGTCCGCCCCCCTGTAGACGATGGCCCCCGAAGGCCGCGCCGCATTGTCGAGCAGCGCCTTCGACCAGCGCGACGCGGCATTGTGCACATCGAGCGCCGTCGCCGCGGCCTGCAGCGCCGAAAGACCGTAATGGTCGTCCTGCGGATGAAAGCTCTTCACATGGCACACCGGGCTCGCACCCTCGCCGACGGCGAAGCGATGCGTGCGCCCGCCCACGGTGTAGTCATAGGCGACGGGCCAGCCATCGGCCCCCGGCACCAGGCTCATCCGGTCCGAGCGCAGCACATGCAGTTCGCCCGGAAGGCCCTCGCCCGCGCCCGCGGCCTCCACGTAGCCGTTCCCCGTCAGCAGCAGCTGGCCGATGAGCGCCTCGAGAAACTCCGCCCGACCCTGCCCGCCATTGGGCCGCTCGATCAGCGCCAGCAGCGGATGCGCCGCATAGCGCGCGCCGGCATCCTGCACCACGACGGGCACCGCCGCCGCCGCCTCGGCGATCATCCGCACGGACCGAAAGCCCACAGGGTTGCCGGCGAAGCCCGTCTTCGTCAGCGAGACGGTGTCGCGCGGCGACCAGGCCACCCGGCCCGAGGTGGTCATTGCGATGACGGGGCCGGTGGCCGAGGCCTTCGCCTCGGGGGCCTCCGCAGCCTCGCCCTGCGCCCGCTTCAGAAAGTCGAACATCCATCACTCCTCGGCCCGGGGCCTTGCCGCGTCTTGGGGAGCGTTATGGAGCCGAAGCCTTAAGGGCGTGCGCCCCGACCGCGCGCACCCCGTTGCGCCGTCCGGCCCTGAAGCGTCGAGGAGATCCCGGCATGAGGCGTGGCGACACCCGCCCAGGCGCAAAACCCACGCAAAACGGCCCCGTCCGAAGGGACGAGGCCGTCAGCGGATCCGAAGACTCACAGCACCCGCGCCCTCGGCGGACCGGACGCCGGTCCCAGCATCAGCTCCGTCAGCGCCCAGACCAGCGCATCGACCCGGTCCGGCGATCCGCGCCCGCGAAAGCCCGTCGCACTCATCTCCGCCATCTGGTCCTCCAGCTTCGGAAACCCGCCGGCGTGGAACACCCGCCCCTGCTCGTACAACACCGCCACGGGCTCGGCCCTCACGCTCTTGTCCCGGACGGCATGGAGCGGCTTGAACGCCACCCCCGGATCGATCTGCGCCAGAACCTCCCGCACCAGCTCCCCGCCCTGGTTGACCTCCGCCACGAGCCGATCCGCACCATGGCGGCGATAGGCCTCCACCGCCCGCGCCATCCAGACCGCCGGGCTGCACCCCGAGACCGTCGCGTCCTCCAGCACCCAGCCGCGCCAGTCCTGTCTTGGTCCCTTCGCCTCGACTCCCGCCACGATGATCCCGACCTCGTCCGCCCCGCGGCCCGCCGAAACCGACGGATCCACGGCCACCACCACCCGGTCGAGCGGCGGAGCGTCGCCCCTCAGGCAATCCGCGAGCGTCCCTTGCGGCCAGAGCGCGCCCTCGACATCCTCGAGGAACAGACCGTCGAGCTCCTGCCGTGCCAGCCGCCCCCGTCCGTGACGCGCCCGCATTTCGGCGATGAAGCCGGGCGCGAGGTTGGCGGCATTGGCCTCCGTCGGCGCGTGGGTACTGACCGTGCTCTCCTGCTCCAGCAACTCGCGCAGCACCCGCGAAGCCCTCGGCGTTGTCGTGACGCAGACCTTCGGATCGCGCCCCAGTCGCAGCGCAAAGCCGAGCATGTCCCAGGTCTCCGCTGCCTTCGGCCATTTCGCCAGCTCATCGGTCCATGCCGCATCGAACTGCGGCCCTCGCAGGCTCTCGGGTGAATGGGCGGAAAAAAGCTGCGCCTCCGCCCCGTTCGGCCAGCGCACGAGGTTGCGCCCCGCGATCCAGCTCGGTTTGCGGTCGGGGGGACAGCAGGCAAGGATGCCGCTGTCTCCCATCACCATCACCTCCCGGGCCTGGTCGATGGTCTCGCCCACCAGCGCGATACGCCTTGCAAGCCCCGGATCGAGGGTGCGCGAGCCCTCCGCCATGTTGCGCACCCATTCCGCCCCGGCCCGCGTCTTGCCCGCACCACGGCCCCCCAGCACCACCCAGGCCCGCCAGTCGCCCGGCGGCGGCCGCTGGTGTTCCATCGCCCAGAACTCCCAGAGCCACGGCAGCGCGCAGGTGTCGTGGACGCTCAGATCCTCAAGCAGCAGGTCCCGAATCGACGAGGGCCCGGAGCTGATCCAGGCGGCGTCGGATTTCGGCAAGGGCGGCGTCGAGGTCGTAATCTCCGGGCTGGAGGGTCTTCCGCCGATGGGCGATCCACGCAT